AATCGCTTCAGAATCAATTCCATCTAATTGACCTTTTAATGTGTAGTAAGAATTGTACCAATCCCATTCTAATGTATTGGGAGTAAAATCAGTTTTAGGTCTTATTATTGCAAGGTGGGAACGATCAGCATCCTCTTTCGTTTTGTTCTTAAGCATTTCTTCTTTATTATCTTTAGGCATTCAATTCCTCCAAGCCAAAAAAAAGGCGACTGGTCACGCGAGGAACATGAAAACCCCCTTGTAACCAATCGCCTCCGTTTTTCGGTCAGCAATGCTGATTTAAATCTATTATTTGTTATAATTATTATAATTTATATTACATAAAATGTAAAGCATTTTTATACGTTTTTCACGAAGTTAATTTTTCGTCTAATTCTTCAGATTTACCATCTTTAAACCGTTCCCTGCGTTCTGTAACTACATCAATCTTTTTAGAAGAGGCATTTATTTCAATTACTACTCTTCCGTGATGTATTCTCTTAACCTCACTTTTAATATATCCAACCAAGTTATCGTTCAGTTCCATTCCTTTCATTTGCACTCTCCCAAGTATACTTTAATTTATTCTGGCAATTGTGCCAATATCAATGCTTCTTCTACTGCGCTAAAACTACAATTATTATTTGCTATTATCCTTTGTAGTTCTGCTTTTAAACTGTCCCAATCTTTACTGGCACAATAAAATCTAAATAATGTTCCTGAGGAACATCGTAGTAAATCTCTTAAGTTTTCTGTTTTCGTAAGATCACCTTTTACTTCTACGTAAACTCTACCCATAATAGAATCAAAATCGTAAGCACGATTAGCAAAGTCCACCACATCTTTTTCCGCCTGTATCATTTCAATAACTAATTTATTTTCAGTGTCAATTTTTAAATAATTTTCATTTACACTTTCAGGCATAACAGGATTTATTAAAGTGTTAGGAAAAATGCCTACATAGTTTCCATCCGCATCCCTCCAATTTTTACATTCTTTTGGTTCCGTTTGTGGAGTACCATCTATCCATAATAAATTACCATCAATGTCCTTAGCCTGTTTCATCAGGATTTCTTTATTGATCATTACTATATTGCCATCTGTATCTTTTTGCTTGACCAATACCGGTTTCTCATTTTCATCCAGTATCAATTCATTATCCTCATCATAAGATTCAATCATTATTGGTTCACCAGCAGTAAATTGTAACTCACCTTCATTGTCTAAATCGGCAATCAACTCAGGCACTGCACCATCGTATATAATTTGACCTTTGGAATTTCTTTTTTCAACTTGAACTGTTATCATTTCACCTGCTAAGTAATCGGTCGTCTTAGCATTCGTATTTAAAGTTATGTTTCCATCTATATCATATTGAATTATTCTTGCCATTATGCAGCACTCCTATTTACTATTGCTCGTGTCCTTGCGGTCGGCGTATTGACTGGTGTTAAATTAATTTTACTCGCAGATCTATCTTTATGAAAACCACTTCCTGATAAACTCGCGCCCGGCACGCCTTCATCTAAAGGATGATGTAGTATTAAATTATCTTTTATACCATCTTTCCCATTTGTTCCGTGAATATGTTTTACCATCGGCACAGTATATGCACTATTTGCCAAACGTACATCTTCAATAATTGAGCTGCTAGATTCTCCACCTACACCAGAAGATCCTACAAAAAAATTGCCTGCTCCATTCACTGTATATAAACCGCCTACACTATTAGTTTGTACTCCATCAACTATAATTCTGTTTATGGTATTTGCTACATCTTGTATAATACAAACATGATATCTTTGACCTAAAGTTGCTACACCGCCTGTCATGTTACCAGCACCGCCGTGTACGAAGTTTTCACCAGGTTCAAACCATATACCATACCAAGCTCCTGCATCTCTTGAGTTAGTTACTATTCCTTGCCACGCTCCATTACTTGCCGTTCTAGTTATCCAAGCCATTAAAGTATAACTATCTGTAGCTGTAAATCTAAAACTAGGGTTAGAGCCGCCTTGTAGCTCTTCAGTATTTGCTCTTATAAACTCAACACTCATAATTAAATAAAACCCATTCCAAAATCTATCACTGTCCAAGGACCAACTAATGTATCTGGTGATCCACTTGCTTGATCTCGTTCAATCATATAAGTCATATCTCGGCCTGCTACAAGTGACAATGTGCTTAATAAAATTGATTGAGCATCATATTGCCAGTATTCATTTGAAGTACCCATTACTATAGTGTTAAGTGTTGTGCTTGCAAAGCTTGTTACTGCTACATTATCAGGCTCTTGTGAATAATGAAATTCTTGTACTACACCCAAATTACTAGCTGCTGCCGTTTCAGCTCTTGATCTAGTCATTGGAACTATATAAGTTGCATATGCAGGTATGTGTATTCTTTGACCTAATGCTTGATTAACACTGTCACTAAATTGAGCTGATTTAATATAATTATGGTTTGAATCAGTACCTACTGCTGCACCTACAGTTACAGGCCAACCAGACGTACTTGGGAAATCCATTTCATCAGCTCTTATCCAATTAATCCATTTTTGTGAATTATCTATTACTCTCCAGTAAGTACCATCATAGTAGTTAAGTTTTCCCATTGCTGAATTAAAAAGAAAGTCACCTGCTGCTGGACTTACTAAAGTATCTCTTTGAGCTGTAGTTCTCACAAATGGTTTTATTGGTCGGAAAAAGTTTATAGGTGCCTCAGCTGCTCGTCCTATTCCAATAGGGCTATTAAGATAACCACCGGCATTATTAAAAGCAGATAAAAGAAAATCATTTCCAGTATCACCAACACCTTGAACCGTATTATCACATTCCCACTTCCATTTAGTTATACCATCTTTCTGTAATATCATACCGCTTTGAAAACCATCCGGGGCGTTCACGTGTGAAAAACTATCTAACCCTGCACCCCTATCAACTATAAAATCTGCTCTAATTACAGTAACACCACTTACATCTAATCCACCATACAGAAAAGCTGCTGAGGCAGAGGAATCTAATAACAAACGTAGTGGATCTACCGCATTTGCTTTTAAAAGCAAATCCTCATTTGTTAATGTGCCACCGATAATAGTTTGACCACCTGATACACCATCTTCTATTACTAATAAGTCTACATCTATTTCTTTTTTATTATCACTATCTGCTGTATCTTCTATAATTAATTTATCTCCAGGTACTAATGTTGTTTTGGCTGTAATAGAATTTATTTCACCTGGTACATCTACATGCACCGCTGATAAGTCAGTAGTGGATCCTGTTTCGCCACCTTTACCACGTGTATATCTATAATCTATATATAGATCACTTCCACCTGCTAGAGTTTGCTGTTGACCGCTTCTATTAACTATTATGGCATATAAAAATACATACTCAGGGGATACTAAACCGCCTAAATCTAAACGATTTAATTCTGATTCTATTGCATTCCTTGCATTAGCTCTTGTACTGTATGCATTTTGTCCTATTATTTTATAAACTGTATCACCTGATAAAGTAGGAATAGTTATAAAAAAGTTAATCCAGTAATCAGTACTTGGAGTGCCTTCTGTTAATTGCCATGTAGATCCTGTCCACTCATTCCAAGAATGATATGTATCAGCTACTTCTATATGACTTACATCATTAGTGGCTGTTGTCATTGTCCATATACCAGCAGCACCGGATCTATATAGAAACTTGCTTGTAGTTTGTAGTGATGAGGTATGCTTTATATCCTCATCCCAGAAATTACCAGCATCTGTATTTGTATATGTAGTACCACCACTAGAAAAACCAGTTGGGGTATAGCCTGCTTCATACAATGCGCCAATAGTCGAGTGTTTAGAGTGGTGTGTTCTACTGTCCATCCTAATGCCGTGCTGCTCGTCACCTGGTATACCTTCACCTGTAACTGCGTTCCAATATACAATACCTATAAGGGCATTTTCATAAAACTGATCTAAGGAAAGGCTAGACGCCAGAACATATTGTAAAACGCCTGCATTATCAAAGTATATATAATAGCTTCCTGTTGTATTTGGTATAATTACGCTTTGTGTCGTTGTTTTACTTATTTTCTTTTTATCCGCCCAAAAATGAAATGATGGTTGCCCGGCTTTTACTGCAATTGAAAAAGTCCGTGTACCGTCTACCCATGATAAGTCGCCGATTGAATCCTTATCTATTAAGTCGAAGCCATTTGTGAATCTTACTTCGCCGGTCTCTTGCAAGGCGCCCTCAACATTTCCACTATTATAATAACCATCTGTATCAAGTAATGTAACTTCTGCCGCACTTACTGTAAACGCCTCCCAATTGGTTGTATCCACATCAGGCGCCGTGCTTGTTTGTGTACCAGTTAAGTTTTTATAAGTACCGCCGTTATAAATAAGTTGATCATCTATATTAATATCAAATGCTATAGCAATATATTCTGCCCAATTATCAATATTTGCCAGCGTAACACTATCTTCTGATACCTTCACACTAAATGGAGCCTGTTCCCAATCAGTAGCTCCTGAATTAGGTGTATATAATCCTGGAGGATATTTATATCGACCTGCAATGGCTAATATACCACCAGATCCCGTTTGAACTAAATAAAATTGACCTACATAAGCTGATGCCGGTGAAGGTAAATCGGCTTTCTTGTCAACTACACCACCAATGAAACCACCGCCACCACTTATAAATAAATTATTTTCACCTGCCATTTATTTTTCCTTTATTGATCCGACCAATCGGTCTTTTCTATATCATATAACTTAAATGAATCACAAGCACCTTCTGAGCCACGAGCACTCACACCGTCACTTTCATTAGCCACGGCAAATGTATCAGACACGGTTAAAGGTAATGAGAAAGCACTAATATTCCCACCTAACACAATATTAGCCTCTGCATTATTTATAAACATAACATATACTTTTGATCCGAACCCAGTAACACCACCATTTTTCCACGTTAATCCGAAATTAATATGTTGTCCTGCTGTAAATGCAAATGAAGTAAAATAGGAAACGCCATTCCCAGGAAAAAATAAACCAAATCGATTATTGCTGTTATCATATAGTAATTGAAATAATCCTGCCACTGTACCACAAGCATATATTCTTGGAAAAGATCCTGGGGAGGCGCCTGAGTTAAATAATGGTGTGTACCATATACCAATACCACCAACTGAGGGCAATGTTACTATTGGAAAATTAGCGGCATATAGATTACCGTGCGGTGAACTAATACCATTTCCATTTTTACCTGAGAGGTATGATGGTGTTCCTATTACTGATCCATTTAATCCAATAATACTATTTGTAACTTCCGTATTAGATCCGAGTTCATTATAAAGAATAGGTACATCCGCCGCGTCCGAGGGTGCTACTATTGGTGAAGGTGTGGCAGTCAATAACATTAAATTATTACCGCATCCAATTGTGCTTGGGTTTCCGCTTTCAGTACTGACACCAATTTACCATTCCACATTTTATCATTTTTATTATACTCTTTCGTTATGCCTTTTATCTTTTGAATTGTATCTACTACATATCCATTAGCCATAACCTGAGGCAAACCATCTGATTGATTATCATTAGCACCTACTGCAAGCATCACTTTTTCTTTCACATCAGAAGGAAATATATTAGTAACGTTCTCCCCATCATTATATGAAAATGTTTGCCCTTGCATTGCATTTCTAATAAGAGTTGCCTTGTTTATTTTGTTTTGTTCAAATGTAGGTGCCTCATATTCTATTAATACTGCATCTTTCATTGCTTTCACTATAACAGGATTTACATCTTTAAGATCTGCATCTTTACTAAATATTTGACCCCTTCCTACATAACGACCATCTTCTAGTAATATTTTATAACTACCTTCAGCATTAATTTCTATCTTTTTTATTGCCATTAATTAATCCTATATTAATTTAAAGTATATAGACACTTCCATTGTATTACCGTCTCCATTTGTACCTTTGGTAAAAGGCAATTTGAGTGCATCACCGGCAGACATTTGTAAATTGGCTTGAGTTCCGTGCAGTGTTCCTGCTACTTGTGTATCATCAGATCCACTAAGAGGTAAACCAGTAGATAAAATATCATTGCCATCAATTGTAGGTAAAACAATTCCTTGACTTGCTCCGGTATCGGCGATACTTTGTTTTGCCTTAACAGAAATAACTTCCATATCCTGTCCATCCCAAATATATGTATAACCATATTTATCTTTATATGCATCAACTGAGGTGGTATCCAAATCACCGTGTATTACTAATTTGATGGGTTCGTTTACATTTGCCTTTAAGACTTCTCCAGCACCAGCAGTAGAAATAAATAAATTATTATTTCCCACTTTATATTACGCCGTTGCTGTTCTTACTGATAAACTTACTTTAGCAGTTGCAGCCGCGGAAACTCGTATAGCAGTTATGCCCGGTGAAAATTGACTTGTGCCGTCCCACGTTGCCCATTTAGTTGCATCATAAGTTGTTGTTATTTGGCCTGCGGGGTAATTCGTTACTTGTACAACCGGCGATCCTGTCACAACTAAAACTGAAGGTCCACTAATTTGCTGAGGTGGTAAGTGGTATACTTGAGGATCCTCACCGCCTGCTGGGAAATCAGATTCCCCGTGATATATCGCTCCACCGTGTGGTAATGAATCTTCTGCCCTCTCAATTGTTTTAATTACATCTGCCATTTTAATTCTCCTCTCAAATATGTTTTTATTATAATATATTTTGACATAAACAACAATGAAAAAATTACGTTTTTCACGAAGTTCATTATGCCGCTTCCAATGCTATTTCTCTATCTATTTCTTCTGTCATTTCATCAATGTAAGGAATTGCAATACATCTGCATTGTATTTGACTTCCTGGTATTGCTCCTTGCATTGAACTAGGCCTTGAAATCCATTGACTTTGACCTGCTGGAATATATACACTTGCATTATCCCAACGATTTAAACTATTACTCATTCGCTTATGTGTTGCTCGTACTCGTTCATCGCTTGCGGTAACCCACTTATATTTATCTATTCCTGCTTCCTGTTGTCTACCTTTTGTTAGAACTCCATTTAATTTTCCTACTTGATCCCGTGCTAATAGTGTAGCTCGAGGTCCTTTCATATTTTTATCCATCTTTCGGAATTGCTTCATAATGGTAGTTGTATTTGCACCATCTTGAATTCCACTAATAACAATTGTATTTACTTTCTTTATATACTCATCAGTTAAACTTTGTATCAATGTAAAATTAGCACCTGACCAAATATCTAATGTTTCATTTACCCAAGCATCTCCTGAAAAGAATGCAGATCCGATTGCCAGCGTTGCGAACTTATTCCATTGTTTCCCATTAAACGAATCTACACCTTGTCCAATTGTTAATATACTAGCAATCATATTTCCTGAATTGCCTTCACCAAAATGTTTTCTCTGTTGTAGACGTAATGTTCCCATTACTTTCGCCCAATCAGTAACAAATGAATCCTTCTTTAAACCATCAACTTGAAACTCTTCAACCCAAGTACTTAAATTATCCCTTACTGCATCTTTGATAATGTCGCTGTATGGCTTCAATTGACGCCGTATAAAGGCCGTGTAAGCTCTTTCCCACTGAAATGGATACAACCAGGCAGTACCAGGTCTAATGCTGGCATTTCGCTTCCTTGCACGTGGTGTCATTTCACGCCTTCGTAATTTCATCATCTCTTTGAAGTTAGGATTTAGAGAAGGTGCATCTATTTTATATTGTGCCGCATCCTGCCTTAGGAAATCGATATCTGATTGGTCAATATGATATATCATTTTTATTGATCAAGATCCGGTGATGTGTTATTTGTATTATCTGGTGGAGGTGGTGTTGTAAATGTGGTACCTTCCTCGATGTTAGTTTCAAACTTGTACCCGCCAACAAATCTATGATTATAAACTTCTTCTGCTGAAAGCACTCCAGTAATAATATATATCTGATCTGTTTCCGCTTGCTTCTTTTTCATCTCAAGCATCTCGGCAGGTGTTGGTTCCCATACTGGATTAAAGTCAACAGTTAAAGTTGTAGAAACATTCATATATTTATTTATTACAAACATTAATTCCATTAGGTTCGGTTTAAGTTGTACCTCTTGCCTTGCTCCAACCATATCATAATAATTTCTGCTATCACTTTCACCTGTAGCATTTTCACCCGCTGGACTTCGACCAAACAATCTAGTAACTGGGATATCAGCAACAGCGGATAGAGTCATCATAAATCTATCCATCACTTCAGGAATACCTGCAAGGCTTGCCGTGTTCCTTGTGAAATCTTCATCCTTCCCGAGTATAACAGAATTGATCATTGACTTACTAGCATTGATACATTCCATCCTCGTATAAAATAAATCTACTCCATCTTTCTCAGCAAGTATTTCTGCAAGGTTCTCTAATTTATAAACACCTATAACAAACTCATACATTAAATTAGATATGCCGTGTTCCATTCCTCCGAAGTTTTTCAGTCGATCCCATATAGGTTGAAGTGTCGACATCCCCCAGTATCTCATCTCTAAAGTAATACCTGGAATAGAATCATCTGGAATTAAGTCACCTTTGAATACTAAACATCTTGATCTGTGTATCTCTTCAATGTTTCCTGTAATTGTACGTACTCGAAATATTTCTATCTCACCATAATATTTAGATTTAGGATCGGTTACAAAATCAGTTTCTTGTATCTCAACTTTTATTGCTGAGTACACAAGTAATTTTTCAATGCCTCGAACTGTTGGTGGTAATGGTTTATCTAATTTTGCGCTGTCATTCGTAAGCATCACAATTAAGGCGCCTCTATACAACTTTTTCCAGTTCATTGCCTCATATATTTTTGCCGGTGCATTGAGCCGTTCTAATTCCTTACTTATCTTTTCATTTTCATCTTCTGGAATCTCCCAACCGTTCCTTATCATATCAAAGGAAACAACGTCCACAATCTTTTTACCAAGACCATCACCAATCCACAAATTAGTTAATTGACTATCCTGTAATATAGGAGTGTTGCCGAAATAGGTTTGAGATGATTTGTCTCTACTTGCCCTACCATAACCGGCCATCATATTTACCCAACCATCTGTTTTCACTTGTCCCGCTATATAACCTAAACCATTTTTTACAATACTTACATCCATTTTATTTCCTCCACAAATCGTATTTTCCACTCTTCTTTGAGAATGCCTCTCTAACTAATGATGCTGCTGAGTCTGCACAGTCATCCGGTAACTCACCTTCTCTATAATCTAATATCTGATTTAAAAACATATCATCAGTATGATGGTCCCATAAAATATCAGGCCATACACCTTTTAAATGAGTTACTATTTTCATATGTTTATTGGTTGACTCGTGATACCCTTTTGCTTTTAATGTATAAGTACCAGTAGCATCAACCCACTTATTTAATTCATCCGCAGTATATCCTTTATCAGCATTCTCTTCTAAGTAGACATACCTTACATTATACTTTTTACACTTCTGTGCAATCCAATCTATTTTACTTTTTACATTATCCTCAAACTCCCAACCAACTGCTTGTATCTTTCCATTAGGCAATTGTGCCATTATAGTGAAAGCGCCTGTATGCTTGCCTGAATACTTTGCGTCTATATGAGCAAACACCTTGGATGCCGACCAAGACCAGGTGTAATATTCAGGATCTTTAAATATTGCATTCTCATCTACTATGTGATTTAAATCGTAATTGATTGCAAATAAAGTTGCTGTTGTTCTTTTTCTTTTCTCTTTTAATTCTTCTTCATTTAAAATACCTGTGTCTTTATATGTAAACTTTTGATCAGGTGGTAGTATTTCCCAAGCATCATTTCTATGCCAAGGCGTTCCAACGTGCATTACTTGTTTTCCAGGATCAATGATGTTAGTTATTATTTCTCTGAAGTTTTCTTTTGTTTTTTCTCGTTCTGCTTTTGATACTCGATCTTTAAGAGTTACTATATCATCACATAATATCTTATCATAATGATTACCAGTTATGTTCCCATCAGGACCGTAAGAATCTAAATTACCTTCCTTGGTAATCACTTTCTTAAAGTTAAACATAAACGAGCTTTCTCTACTCTGTATCATCCTTGGCAAAAACCCGTGGGCATATAAAAATAAGGATTGAATTGATTGCAGTTGAAAATACTTTTTAATAGCACCTGCTGTCTTCGCTGCTTCTGTATAGGGTTTTCTTATTAATGCGATTCTGTCATTAGGATAAAATAATAACCAGCGTAAAATACCGATCTCAGTTATTGCAGTTGTTTTGTATGATCCCCTATGTCCTTGAAAGCCATTGTGTTCCTTCGTATCCCAAACACTTCTAATCCACTCACTATGCATCTCGGTAAGTTTATCCTTACCAATAATATGACCGAGTAGATGAGGATGGTCACGGATTGCATCTAAATCCTTAGCACTCCAGGAAAACTTAGCCATTATGCAAGTTAGTATTAGTCCGCTTAATAATGTTC